GGGATTAGAACTTAAAGCCTATCAATGCACAGCAGGTAAGACCACGATAGGTTTGGGAAGAAATTTAGATGATTATGGTATCACTAAGGAAGAAGCTTTCTATCTAGCAAAGAACAATATTTATGAATTAGAAAATGAATTAGATAGAGCTATTCCTTGGTGGAGACAATTAGATGATGCAAGACAAAGAGCTTTAATTAACTTGGCGTACAATGTTGGTACGACAACTTTATTAAAGTTTAAGAAAACTCTTCAGTACCTAGAAGATGGTTTCTATAATGATGCAGGTATAGAAGTATTAGATAGTCGTTGGGCCAAACAAGTTGGTCGAAGGGCAACTTTTATTTCTAATGTATTTATTACAGGAGAAGAAGAGTAACATTCGGATACCTATTTATAGCCCCGAATAACCACACCAAGTAGGGATACCTAAAGATAGCTTTAGCCCCCATAGGAGGTAATTATGACTGATGTCGAAACTAAAGAAGAAGTACAAGTGAATACCCCATATCAAGGGAAAGATAGAACGGCTGCATTACAGCCAGATGTTCCTGATGAAGAAGAAAATCTTGAAGTTCTTGACTCTTTGAAAGAAGACACTCAAGAGGGATTTTTACAGAAACAGAAGGAAGCTCAAGACCACGATTGGAAAAAACGGTACAGTGATTTAAAAAGTTACCATGACCGTAAAAATAATGAGTGGTCACAACAACAGGAGCTTATAGAAGCAAAGTTAAAACTTGCTGAACAAAAAGCAAATCATCCTGAAATTCTTCCTAAGTCTCCAGAAGAGTTAGAAGAATTTAAAAAGGAATATCCTGATGTTTATAATGTTGTAGAAACTGTTGCTAAACTTCAAAGTGCGGAGCGTATGCAAGAAGTAGAAGCAAGATTAGAAGAGCTAAAAAAATCAGAGCAAGAATCTCAAGTGAGACTTGCTGAAAAAGAACTTCTATCTCTCCATCCTGATTTTATAGAAATTAAGGATTCTCCAGAGTTTCTATCTTGGCTTGATGAACAGCCTGCAAGTATTGCAGAAGGTATCAAGAAAAATAGAACGGATGCTAAATGGGCCTCTAGAGTATTAGACCTCTTTAAAGTTGACAATAATATTAGTCCTAAAAAACGAGGAAGACAAAAAAAATCTAATGCAGAGTCTGCTGCTGAAGCTGTTACAAAAACTGAAAAGGTATCAGTTTCTCCAGAAGGCGAAGCAAAGGTTTGGACTTCTGAGGAAATTGCCAAATTGAAGCCTTGGGAATTTGAGAAATTAGAATCTGAAATCGACAAGGCATCAAGAGAGGGCAGAATTAAATAACTTTTAAGGAGAAAGATTATGGCTTTTGCTGGAGCAGCTGGCTACGATAATCTCGTCAATGGGAATTTCGCGCCATCTATTTTTAGCCAAAAAGTCCTTAAATATTTCCGCAGGTCTTCGGTTGTAGAAGCAATTACTAACACCGACTATGCTGGGGAAATTGAAAATTTTGGGGATACCGTGAAGATAATTAAAGAGCCGACGATTACGGTTTCTAGTTATACTCGTGGTTCGGTTGTAAATACTCAAGACTTAACAGATGCTGAAATCAGCCTAACGGTTGACCAAGGCAATTACTTTGCTTTTAAAGTAGATGACATCGAAGAAAGACAGAGCCATGTAAATTGGGAGGCTCTTGCTACTTCTTCCGGTGCATATGCTCTTAAAAAGCAATATGACTATAATGTGCTAACTAACATCAACTCAAATGCGTCAACAGATACGACTAATTTGGGTGCTGCTAGTTCTGCTATTTCATGCAATACTGGTGATGAATGTGCAAATCTTATTAGCACGGCTGCTCGTCTTCTCGATGAGGCAGATGTTCCTGAAGATGGTCGTTGGTGCGTGGCCCCGCCACAATTCTACGAAATTCTTCGTCAGGCATCTTCCAAGTTGATGGATGCAAGTGTAACTGGTGAGAATATGTCTGCTCTAATGAATGGTGCGGTTACTGCACGTCAAGTTCATGGGTTTACTCTCTATCAGTCAAATGCAATTGCAGTTGGTTCTACTGGTTCTGATTCAACAGGAACCTTTGGTCCATCTTCAACGAGTGGTGAAACTAATGTTCTTTTCGGTCACATGAGCGCAGTAGCAACTGCTTCTCATATTGCAAAGACAGAAGTTATTCGTGACCCAGACAGCTTTGCAGACATTGTACGTGGTCTACACGTCTTTGGTCGTAAAGTTCTTCGTCCATCTGGCTCAGGATATATCGGAGTTTACTCCGCTGTTCCTGACCTTAACACTTAAAGGGGGGCTTATATAATGGCTACTTATAATGCAACTCATAGCGGTGGTGGTACAGCTGGACATCCTTCTGGTAATGCGAAGGCTTATGTTGTAACATCACCAGTATATGATGCTGTTGATAATACAGACTTGGAACAGGGTGATATTGTTCAGTTGATTGATTTACCTGCTGACACAATGATTGTTGGTGGGTGTCTTGAAACACTTGAAGCATCTGGTAATGGTCAAATCACTTATGATATTGGAATTACTGGTGGTGATGTAAATGGACTAATTGATGGTGGTGTATCTAATACTGCACAAGCTGTTCAGTTTACTCCAGTAGCTGCTGGCTTTGCTAACTTTACTAGCTCGGCAGATACACTAGATATGCTAGTGATTGACGGTGGTTCAAGTAAAACTACGGCATGGCGTTTTCGCGCTCATGTTGTTTTAGTTGACGTTTCTAAGAATCCAACTGAATCTGCTACAGTTTCAACTGGTACTTAGTATTATATTAAGGTTTCGAGGGGTTCCTTAAAAACCCCTCACCTCATTGCTTAGTTCAATTGAAAGAGGTACATTATGTTTTTAAAACTTTTAGATGAAGACGATATTAAATATTGTGTAGAAGGTATTCAAGGATTACATTATCAAGATGGTGGATTTACACAACCTTTAAATAAACAACATAAGGTAAAACAAAATCAACAAACATCTACTGTTCCTGAAAGTGTAAGAAAATATTTAATTGATATTTTTTATGAAAATCATTATATAGATTCTGTTTATTGTCCGCGTAGAGTTTCAGTAAATTTTTATAATAAGTATCAAAAAGACGATTACTACGATATTCATGTAGATGCTTTTAAAGCAATGCCAAAATCTAACAATGTATTTTTTGATTATGGCTTTTCGATTAACTTAAACGACCAGTATGAGGGTGGAGAGTTTTTAATTCATACTGATGTAGGTCCGGTTGCACGTAAATTAGAATCTGGGGAAGCAGTTATATTTCCCATTATTTATCCTCACGGTGTTACTAAAATTACATCAGGAGTAAGAGAAAATGTTTTAGGTTGGTTTTCTACCAACGTATCTTATGAACAGGCTTTTATATTAAAAAATTTATATGATGTAAATACACATCTTAGAACTAAAGATACAGAAGTATTTGTAAAGTCCACGCTAGTTCAAACATATTTAAAGAAAGCGTGGGGTAAATAAAATGATATATCAAATACTTTCTGATGAAGACTTAGATACAATACAAAAAGAAATACCTTCTAAACAAAAATTTGTTAGCGGTAAAAATACACAGCAGTTAAGTAAAATATATAATATTAAAGATAATAAAGAAGCTATACTGCCAGAAAAAATACAAAAACACATACAAGATATTTTTTTAAATGGTAATCTTATTAAGTCTATTTATGCTCCTACAAAAGTAGTAGCTAGAATTTATAACAGATATACGGAAAATGATTTTTATGATTATCATATAGACCCTTTTCAATCATCTACAGAAAAAATGTTATACAATTATGGGTTTACTATTTGTATAAATGATGAATATGAAGGAGGCGAGTTTATTATAAGAACTAATTTTGGTGAGGCAGGATTTAAATTAACAGCAGGACAAGGATTAATATTTCCTGTAATTTATCCACATAAAATAGCCCCCATTACTAGTGGAATAAGAGAAAATATTATAGGTTGGTTTTCTTCTAGTGTTACTTATGAACAATCATATATCTTACAAAATTTATTTGAAGCTATACAAATTGAATTACAATTAATAAAAGAAGAGAACGAAGATATTTTTAAAGAATTACTACAAAAAACCGCATTAGTTCAAAAATATTTAATAACAAAATGGGGTTTTTAAAATGACTTTGCTAGAAAAACAAAATCAAGTACACGGTAATATTTTTAAACCTGTTGCTGATACAGAAGTTTTAATACCTTTTGGTCCTGTAATTGCATATAAAAAATTATCAGAAGAGTTTGTAAAAAATTTAAATTCTCATATTGATGATGACCTTGAAGACCATTCTGATTATTTAGTAGGTAAAGTAAAACAAGAATTAAGATTTACAGAAAAAATAAATAGAATTTTTACAAATGAATTAGGTAGTTTTGTTTTTGAATATTATAAATTTTGTTATGAACGTGCAAAGATGCTTCCTGATTCATTACCAAAAGATATAGATTATAATTTACAAATAATAAATGGGTGGTTTGTTAGACAATACGCAAATGAATAT